GTGAAAAGGAAGGGCGTGGGTGAATGGGTGCCGGTCTGGTTTTCGAGTGGCACGGGGCTCGACGGCGTGCGGCAGGGGTTCGCGCATCACGGCAAGCCGCAGGACAGCAAGAGACAAGCTTGGCATGAAGCGCGCCGGATGTGCGAACAGGGCGATGGCGTTGGCTTCATGGTCGCTCGGCGACCGACGGTGGAGGCGCATAAGTGAGCCAGAGCCACGTATCCGTGGTGGACCGCCGATCGCGTCGCCTGAGGGACGACTGAATCGGATGCGTCTGATTTTCGGTGAGTGGGCCCGCAGTGGCGAGAAGTTCGATCACCCCCTTTCCTCGGCGTGACGATTACACGCTACGTTTAACCACCGGTGCAAGTGACCGTTTATTCTTCGGGCTCCGCAATGCTTGGGAGTCCCATGTCGAACATGAGCAACGAGTCCTTCTATTCGCGCCTCATTGCGCCGATGATTAAGGAGTTGGAGCGGATTGCCGGAATAACCCGCGGCGAACAGTCCGTAGACGACTTGAAGGCAGAGGCTTGGATAGCCGCATCGGAGATCAGCAACGCAGCAGGTCGTGCCTTCGAGCCAGAGGATCGAACCTTTCAGCAAGCGATCATCGATCGTTTGAGAAAGGCGTTCGGGAGATTTGCGAATCGTGCCATGCGGTTCGCTGCCAGACTGGATCATGAAGAGACCGACGGGGATGGGGAAGTACAACGCGGGCTTGCTGCGACCTTGGCTGCACCGCCGGCATACGAGCCGGAGACAGCCTTGATCGAAGCCGAAGAGGCGCAAGGAAGAGAACTTGCCGTGCGCGAACGATATACGGAGGCTGTGGCGTACCTTCGAGTGCTCGATCGATTTGATGACGACAGAACAGCCATAGCTCGCTATCTGGCGATTCGTCGCAGGACGCTTGATTTGCGCCTGCGTAAGGCAGAAGAGACAGCGCGACAGCAATCATCGATGTTCGATGGCGTGGCGCGAATCCCTGACGATTTCTGTCCGCCCCAAGGGATGTACATGCGTTATTCTAGGACGCCCCCACGACGACAGATCGCGCCTCGTTGCGCGTTCGTCGGATTTTGGCAGCGCGGACTTTTTTCCGCAGCGCGCTCGCTCTGGGGGCCGCGATGATCCGAGCGAGATCTCGCGCGTCGCAATGATCTGTAATTTGAGTCGAGCCGCAAGTGGGGGGAGCAAATCGCTCACCCCTTACCGATCGCCTGGCGGCTCGTTGTCACGCGGGAAGTTTTGCGGTGAGCAAGGCCGCGCCGTCCATCAACAGCTTCGCTTGCTCTGGACTTCCGCCGGCCAGCAATTCGGCCTGAATCTTCAATTGCCCGATAAGTCGACGCTTGTTCTCGATGGGATCTCCGACCTTCCAAACATCGAGATGGTCATTGGCCTCTGCCACGAGCGCTTCTAGACGCTCCGTCACGTCTTCACCCGCGATCGCCTCGACACCGAGCTGTTTAAATTTTCCGATGTAGCCACTGACGATGCCGCCGTCATAGTCTCCCGACATATCTGCCCCCGTTCGTTGGACGGACATTCTAACGTCGAACATCGGCTAGCTGACCCATCCATCGCGCTGCGTCAACTCCTCAAGCGCCTCGACGATCGCGCGTTCCATCAGGTCGTTGACCTCCGAGACGGTCTTGCATCGATGAATCTGAGGCGCGAAATTCGACGGGATCGCAAGCAGTCGGGTCCGCACCTTGGCGTACTCCTCGCCAACCAGCTTTGCGACGTCTTCGACCATCACCACCAGGCCCGACTCCTTGTCGTATTCGAGTTGCTTCAGCAGGGCGTTGTAGTTTTCCTTGATCCGGATCGCTTCGCCGAGATCGTTTTCGGCACCGAGGGCGGCAATCACTTTGGCGGCCGCCTGCGCCGGCGTATCTGTCTCAGTGACGCCCTCGACGGTGCGGACACTTTCATCGGTGCGGACACTTTGCGAAGTGCGGACACTTTTTGCGGACACTTTGGCCTCTTTCGGTAGCGTTCGTACGCCTTTACTCGACGCGATCGGCTTTCTCCAGCCGGACTTAACGAGCGAAGGATCGAGGCGGTTGTCCTTATCCAGCTTGAGTTTGCCGGATGTGATCGCGCGCCGAACTTGCTTTTCGTCGCAGCCTTCGCGTTTCGCGAACTCTCGGATTGTGATGGGTGCGGACACTTTTTTAACTCCTGTGGCTAGGGAATGATCGGGCGCGCGCAGGGCCCGTAGGTAAAAGAGGGCGGGAGGGACCCGCGATGTAATTCCTACCCAATGGGGTGGGTGTGGAGTGGGTGCCGCAGGGCCTAATGTGGAAGGGTTTACAACCATCATCGACAGCCGGACGGACCTCGATTCGCCGACCGCCGGGTCGACAATGCACAACTCTCAGTTGTGGCAGGTGCCTTGTCCAGCAAGGGCGCGGGTCGCATTGTTCGCCACATATTCGCCGCTGACGATCGGGTCTCTCTGAAGGCTCCATGCGTCAGCCATACGCCCTTGCGCGACGGCGACGCGATGCATGTCGACCTCCAGATAGCCGATGGTCGTGCGGACGTCCTTGTGTCTCAGGGTCCGCTGCACGCTTTGAACCGGCGCGCCGTTTTCAGACAGGAGCGTCGCGAAGGTTCCGCGCAGTCGATGCGGCGTGATATGACTTATCCCGATCGCCTGATTGGCCGCACGGATAGGCAGGCGGGTGAACCCGCGGGCGTACTGCCGCCCATCGGCGCGTGCGACGATCAGGCCAGACGACTTGCGGTATGGCCGCAGGTAGTCGATCAGCCATGCCGGCATGGGCAACGGCTCCGCCTCACGGCCTTTCGTCATGCCGGGTGTGTAGGTTTGCCGGACCGCGTCGATCCATTCCCAACGCGCAGTAGCGGTCTCCGATTCTCTGAGTCCCATTCCGAGCATGAGTCGGACGGCGAGACGAACGCCATCCGAGGCTCGAGCATCGAGCGCGGCAAGCCACTGTGCTGTGAGATCGACAGGCAGCGTCGCGCGCGGACGACGCTGCACCTTAATCATCTTGATACGGAACGGAATGGCCGGGATGACGTCGCGCCGCACGGCCCAATTGCAAGCAAGGCGGATTTGCCGGGTCCAATGATTCGCTGCGCCCGCCGCGTGAGTTGTCAGCAGCTTCGATCGAGCGCCTTCGACAGCTTCCGTCGTCAGGCAGTTGATCGGCACGTCCGAAAGGTCGAAAAGATGAAGACGTGCAAAGCGCTCCATGCCCTTGAGATGAGATGCACTTGCGACGTTCTGATGGGCAACGATCCATTGCGCGACCAACTCGCGCAGGGTGGGGATCAATCGACCCTCACGCGCCCAGAGTGCGGCTTCGCGAAATATTCGTTGCGCCGCCTGCTCTGCGCGCTTCCGGTTCGTCTCGCTCGTCGATTTCTGAACGCGCTTGCCGTCAATCGTGAACCGGCAGTGCCAGATCTTGCCAACCTTCGACAGGCTGTATGTCATGGATCGTTCGAGATAGATTGCGCCGTCAGCCGAAAGCCGACGGCAGGCGGTCAGTACGTCGCCCCGAGCGCGAATTGACTGGTTGAGCCGGTCGAGCCTCGCTCCACCGTAGATTTTACGTTCGGCGTTCCGGAGACTTCCGCGCGCGAGCCCTTCGGCAGATTTCCGAGTTCGACCTTCACTCGAAGCTCGCCATCTCCACGCGACGGCGCTGTGTCTTGTGCGTTCTGTTCCGGTGATCCGCCGCCGGAGTAAAGGCCGGCAAGGCGAGTAGCTGTTGCGGCTCGCGCGTCCGCTGCGGCCATTCCCGCCTTCGGGCGCTCGTAGTACAGCGAGGCGATTCTCGCCGCCTCCTCTGGCGTCTTAGCCATTTCCAGCAACGCACCTGCTCGTTGCTCCTGAACGCCGCCGTGATACAGCTCTTGCATCACATATCCGAGCTGCTCATCAAGGGTTGACGTCCGCATAGAGTGTCCAGCCCACTTTTCGAAAGCTGCAGCGCGGTCCGGATGCCATTGAGCAACGCCGTAAGCTTGCCCGTTATCACCCTCAGCGAATGGGTCCAACTGACTCTCGTGTACGAGTCCGGCGGTCATCCCGATCGCCGCGGTGCGTGTCAGTCCATGGCTCTGGAAGTAGTCGATCGCGTACGGGATGTTCTTGTTTGGCTCCGTGCCGACCTGTGCATTCGTGCGCGCACCGTTCCCCCGTAGGTAGTTGCCGACCCGCTCAAGTCCTTCGACAGCGCGGTCTCTGATGCCAACCGCAGGAGCGGCGTCGATTGCACCCGACGGCGCGTACGTCGGAGAGTGCAGCGAGGTCGGCAGCTGCAGGCCATTCTGACGCGTCGTTTGAATCCAATCGTCGAGACTCTTAAGAACGGTGGTAAGCGCAGGCGCCAGCCCGCCGAGAATCGTCTGCTTCGTCTTGTCGAACTGCGCGTCGAGCCTCGCCATCGCCTCTGCGTAGTCGTTCGCGTGACGAATATCGTCCTCGCTGGGTGCGAGCGCGACGCCGCGAGCATAGCGATCGCGCACACCTCCGGCACCCTTGTTCAACAGATCTTCCAAGCCACTCGCGTCGAGCGCTTCAAACAGGCGATGGCGCGCGAGCGGACCGTTCCGGCTGTTCACGCTCTCGCCGGCCGCGGCGATCTGCTCGAGCAGACGCTCCGAACTGAATTGGCCGCGGTCGTCGAGCCCGTTGATGCCGTACGCCTGGTAGATCATCCGCTTCTGCGGATCGCGACCCTGCGTCGACTCGTAGTACCCGCGCGTGACGCCTTCGACGGAAGACGTCGCCTGCTCGGCACTAAGACCAACCGACTTAGCCGCGTTCTGAATGCCGAATAGTTGCTTGGCGTCGATGCCTAGCGTCAGCGACTTATTGCTGACGCTGCGCACTGCATTGGACCATGCGGTCTCCATTGCAAAGATCTTAGACGTGAGCAACGCTACACCGCCGATGAAGCCGGCGATGCCAGCGGCTCTGGCAAGGGAAGAACCGGTGGCCCGCTGCACGAACTCTTGAACCGCCGACATCTGCCGAGACGATCGGTTCGTGCGCTGCATCGACCGCTCAATTTCGCGCAGATTGCGATTAGCCGAGCGAAAGCCGGAGCCGGTCCTATCTAGGGCGCTGATGACGATCTGAAGGTTATTCGCCATATGGGTGCTCCGCAAAGGGTTCGAGGAATTTGCAGGCGGTGTAGTAGTCGCGAGGACCGAGCTGCTCAATGACGTCCATCGGTACGCCGGCGACGAGTGAAATCAGGGCAATCGCTTGATCAGTACCTGGCTCAAAGTCGCTGAGGCGAATGATGTCTTGCCTCGTCGGCGGCCGAAGTACGATTTCGCCGTACTTCCGCATTTCGCGACCCGACCCAATGGAAATAGGAAAGCGAAGCCGGATCGGGAGACTGACGCTTCTAAGCGGGTTGCTCACCGTCATGATCCTTGAGGCGCGACAGGCCAGACGGGATCTGCCTGCGTGAGATCGATGCGATTAACGGCAACGCGATACTGCTTCCACTGTTTCAGGAGCGCCGTTTCGACGTCGGTTGCCTCGTCAAGATCGACCGCGTCTTGCAGCGGTGCGACGCGCTGACTTGCCTGCAGCAATAGCAAGTCACGAACCGCCGTGTTCGCTGCGACGATCTGCTCAGTTGTCGGGGGCGGCGGATCGATCGCAACCGGCTTTCCGTCGTCTCCCTTCGCCAGTCGCTTTCCCTGCGATTCGGCGCCGAGCAATGCAATGCGTTCTTCATTGGTGATTTCGACAGGCGTAAGGTCGGACGGGACCGAGTCGACGCTGTCATAGAAACCGAGAGTACCGTCCGGATTGAATGCTGCGAACCATTGATCCATGATTTATTGTCCGATAACGAAGTATGTGCCGCTTCCCGCCTGTCGCGTGCTGGCGCTCTGCCACCAGTTGCAGTTCATGCCGGTCTGCGTGGCCGAGTTATATCCGCCCCAGGCGCCGGTACCGGAACAAAGGCCGCTAACAAGTCCGATTCGGAACGCGGTTGAAAACGCTTTCGCGAAGGTTACGGGCGTATCGGCTGATGCCGACCCGGTGAACGAGCCCCAGCGTATCTGCAGTCCATTTGGAAAATCGACGTAGCCCTGCGTGAGCAGGGTCTGCGCAAACTGTCCGATTGCGATTGCCTTGATGGCGTCGCGAACCTGCGTATAGGTCGTCTTGCTCGGAGTCAGGCCGCCCGCCACTACGACCGCGCGCAACTCCTCCTGGATCATGTTCATCCAGGAGCCGCGGACGTTCGTCGCGGGCGTACCGGACGTCGGGTTTCCTTCGGTGAAGTAGCCTTCGGTGCCGGCCGCTTCCGGCGTCGGCAGCGTTGTGGCAGCGGTCGGATCATCAATTCGAAACATCTTTCGACTCCCCCTCGGCTTCTGTGTTTTCCGTCACACCCCCCGCAATCCCACACGGGGCTCCCGCGGCGAGGCACTGTCCGGCCGGCGTCTGGACTCGTGGCGTCTCCTGCTGGGCGTTGTCGTGTTCGTCAGGTTTCATCTTATTTCTCCGTTGTGCGCGATAGCGCGGTTTAAGCATTGCTCCCATCGATCAGTCGCCGTATGCGCTCAGATCCAGTGGAAAGTGATTGCCGGTGTACTCGCGGCGCTGCTCGGGTTTCCACGATGGCCGGCGCGCTTCTTCCTTCGGCAGTGCTGCATCAATCTCAACAGGGCCGCCGACAGAGCTCGGCTCAGGAATATCGTCTTCACCGTGGACATAGACCATGCGGCCTCGTTGAAGGGCGCGCGCCTGGCTCTCGTCGAGATAGACATCGTCTCCCTCGCGAAACTCGACCGGCTCCGATGTCACAACGTGGCCGGTCTCAGGATCGCGCTGCACTTTCGGAGCGCTTTGTATGACACCGCGGCGCACGCGCACTTTCAGTTGAGGCTCAGGCGGTGCCGGCCTGTATCCGACGAATTCGCGAGCTTCGACACCAGATTCGCGCAGGCCAGAAACGATCTCGGAAACTTCTTCGTCTGCAAAACCGAGCGTCGCAGGATCTGCCCATGTCGGGAGGTACCAGAAGCGGTCGAATGAATCGCCGTACTCGGCTGCGACCTTCGGGTCGGATAAGCGGGACGCGCTCGCGGGCACACGGACGCCCGTCTCGCGGATGTCTTCCAGCACGCGGACCCCACGGCGCGGAAACTCGGACCCGTTGCCGTTCTCATCCATGACGTTCGTCACGACGTGCTTCCACGCACGCTCCGCCGCGACCATCTGCGCGACGACTTCGCCGAGCTGTGTCACTGCATCCGCATACTTGGCGGCCGCCTCGTCGTGGCGTGCGACGATCTCCGATCGGATCGCGCCCTTCAGTTGCTGCTGCAGCGCTTCGAGCTCCGCGTTCTCCAGGTCGATGCCGTGAGCGACGATGCTCATTGCATCGCGCGCACTCTGCGCGGCCTCCCGCGCCTTGGCGTGCTCCGCTTCGACCGTCTGGAGCTTCGCGTCAATCGACTGCGTGTTCGGCGTCTTCTTGGCGATGAGCGCTTTCGCCAGAATGTCGCGCCGTTCGAGTCGAAGCTCCTCCAGTTGAGGAAGGAACTGATCTGATCCGTCCTCGGTCGCCCGATAGTTGTTCAGGTCCGCCTGCAGCCGCTCGAGAGTCTTCCGCTTCCCCTCGATAAGGGAGACGATTCGCTTCACTTCTTTCATTTGATCAGTCCTTGGTCGATGTGCCATTGAATACGGGTCTCGTAGCGCTGCATGCCGATGAGGGGCTCCGGAGTTGCGTTCGCAATCCGATTTGCGCGGTCTTTATCCGCGGCGTGAAGAATGGAGACAGCCTGGGCGACAGTCAGGCCGGTCTTCGATGCGAGATGGCTCGCGTATGCCGTCAGGTTCAGCGACAGCCCTGCGGCCAAGATCTCGCCGCACCTCGCGCGCTCCGCCGCCACGGCCTTCGTGATTGCCTCGTCGGATGCATCGCGTTGCACACGCTGTTCTGCTTCACGCAACAAATCTGCGAACGGCGTTGCACTGGTGGATCTCGCCTTGATCTTGCTAACGACGGTCTGCCGCGTTGCGCGCGCAACTGAGGCGACCTTCTGAGGGATCGATACGGCCGACTTGGTGATGCTTTTCGGGAGGCCGAGAAGATGCGCGTAACTCAATGCGGCCGAGGGGCTGGGCGGTTCTTTGCGTTCCATTCGACGTCCCTTGATAAGTGGCGGGCAGCATCTGCCGACACATCAATGGTCCGGCGCGGGAAAGGCGGGGCAACGGGAATCAGCGATGGAAAATGAAAATCGGCGGCGAAGGCGAGAAGCCTTGCCGCCTACGACACCGAGAGAATTTTGATGCGCCGCGCGTGGCGGCAAAGCTACGGTTTCGGCTTTTGCTCTTTCTGCGCCGATTGTGCGATGTACACCGGCTGCCAACCGCTCAGCGTATGCCGCTTGATGGTGTCGACGTCCCAGCGCTTCCCGAAGGCGAGGTTGAGATCCGGCTGCACGCGCTTCGCTGCCCACGCGACCGTAGGGAAGGATCCGTGGGCGTCGAAGTAGGGCGTTGCAGCGATGTTCGCGAGCCTCTTTCCTTCTTCGATGACCTCAGGGCTGCCAGACGTTCGCTTCACCTTCTGAGGCCCGAAATCTGAGGGGCGCAGCACGATGCCAACACCATTCTGGTTCAGCCAGGCGTTGAATCCGTCGAGCGCAATCACGCCGCACGTGATCGCGCCGACCAACCCTCCCGGTTCGCACACTCGAAGGGGGCGTCGACTATCCGGATGCACCGCGCGCAGCTCGCCGGCCGCCAACGCGCGGCAGATCTCATCGCTCCACTGCCGCTCAAGTTGCGCACGGCGTTCGCCTGTTTTCGGCTCGATCCGCCGCGCTATTGCGGCCGCATAAGCACGATGCTCATTCATCGTCGCCTCCCGCCCAATCCTCGAACGAGCAGCCGAATGCTCGCCGAAACACTTGATCAACTCCCGCCGCCGCTTCCGGGCTGCACATTTCCTCGATCATCACGAAGCCGACGCACCAGTACAACGGCGCGCGCGGCATGTCGTTGCCGTCGTCACGGCGCCGCATCGCCGACCATTCAAGCGATTCCGCCCAGACCAAGTGGAGCATCGAGTCTTTCCCCGGCCGCACGCCGCGCGCGTCAGCCGGGTTAGCGCCAATCAGCATGAGCCGCTGCTCGCGCGTCGTGCAGGCATCGATTTCGCTGAACTTTCCCAACAGACGTTCGCCAATCAGCGAAAGCCGATGCCTTCTGTTCGGCTTGTCATCAGCGATGATGCGCAGCGCGTCGCGGCGGCTTCGGGTGATCAGGTTGCCGAAGTGCCGGAATTCGATTTGGGCCAGATTCATCGCTGCCTCCCGGTAGCGGCCGCAGCGCGCGCTTTGTCGAGTTGCTCGCGAAAGTAGTGCAGGTCAGGTCGCAAGGTGCTGACCGGTTGGCGTTCGATCGCATCGATCACGATGTCGTACTGTTCGTCCGGCCACGCCTCGAGACGCGCCAGTTCGTCGACGACTTCGAACAAGTCGCGCTGCCATTGCTTCAGGGTCTCGGTATTGAGATAGGGACCCCACGGGAGAAACGGGCCATCTTCGAACAGGGTGCCGCTCACGGCTAGGACGCATTCGAGCAGCGCATCGCGGTTTGCCTTCATTGCCGGAAGCATTCTTTCAACAGCCACCGGGTCCCCGTCATAGTGCAGCCGATCCCCGTTTATCGAGAGAGAAATGGCGTGGGAACGACATTTGAACCAGAGATCGAGCGCGTTCACAGGTCACCTCCGACAGTCTTATCAACTCCGCAGGCATTTTTAGATTGCGGAGTTGATTGCGGAGTTGAAACCCTTGCTGGATAAGGTTTTGCGGCCAAGTCCGCAACACCGCAATGATTTTCTGAGGCTGCGGAATTGCTTTCCGGCTGCGGAGTTGCCTCAGGGTGTTCTACGTCTCCCGAAAGTGACTGCGGAGTTGCGGACTTGCCCTCAAACCCTTGCTGCGTAAGGGTCTCAACTCCGCAGTCGCCATTGCGGACTTGAATTTCTTGCGGACTTGAAACGACGTGCAATTGCGGAGTTGATTTACCGTGTTTTGCCTCGTAGTGATCCCAAATCCAACCCCATGCATTGCCATGTTTCACTGCCCGAATCTTGTTGCCGGCCGCAACCTCAGCAGCCTTCGCGGATTCGACCATGCGCCAGCTCACGCCCTCCGCCTGAGCGGCCGACTTCATCTCCTTGGTGCTCATGAAAGGGGTAAGCCACTCGTAAAGCATGCAGCGCGCGCGTTCGAACTTCGACTCTCGATCGTCGTTCTGCTCGGTTTCGTTCTCGTCAGCCTCAAGCTCGCGCAGGATCTCTTTCGCCGATCCGTCGAGCGGCTCGCCCCACGTGATCCTGCTGGACGCAAGTCCGTCTTGGGCGTCGAGCGTCTCGATGGCGTACTCGAAGCCGCCGGTGTCGCCGGCGATGTTGCACTTCGACTTGGCGAAGATCCGCCGGTCGGAGGAGTCGTCTTTCCCGGCGATCAGGATCATTCGCGCGGCGGCGCCGAATGCCTGCGATCCAAGAATGCGCTCGGTTGGCGACGATCCCTTGGAGCCTTTCGAGAAGTGCGTGATGCCGAGAATAGCGCAGCCGTGAGCGGAACCGAGATCGATCAGCGGCTGCAGCGATTTCCTAACGTCCCCGGACTTGTGCGAATCGCCGTTGACGACGCTGATGATCGGGTCCACGACGAGCAAGCTGGCACCGCCAATAGACTCGATGCGCTCAGCCAGAATCGGCACGTCGCGGCTCGGGTCGAAAGGCTGCAACTCGCCGATTTCGTCGGTCACGGACTCCACGAAAAAGACGCGCCGCAAATCCGCACCGGCGGCCATCAGGCGAGGCACGAGCGTATCCGCAATGCCGTCTTCGCCGGTCCAGATGAGGATGTTCCCGGGCGTCTTGCATCGAGTGCCATCCGGCCATTCCGCGCCCTTTGAGATAGCAGCCGAAAGGGAGATCGCGATCGTAGTCTTCCCGCAACCCGGCTGTCCCGCCAAGATGGACAGCTTTCCGGCTGGCAGCCATCCGGGCCATAGCCAATGGATCGGCTCCGGCGTCACGTCAGCCGCGCAGGAGAGATTGACGGTCGGCGATCTGCGCTTCTTGTCGCTGGCGACGCCGCCGGGACGCGTGGCCGCGGCGATGCAGAACTTGACCGCCTCAAGTCCCGCGTGTTTCGCCAGATCGTTGAAATCCGACGAACCGGCCGGCCGATCCTCGCCAAAGTCCGGGACGGCCAGCAATCCGTCGACCGCGCGCGCGGCCTCTGTCGCAGCACTGATGCCAGGATTACCAGCGGTTCCTGCATCATCGTCGGCAGCGATCGTGACCTTGCAGTTTGGCGGCAGATTAGCCTTCACGGCGGCCGCTACGCTCCGCAGGTTGCCGCAATCGAAGGCAACCGCAACCGGCAGGCCCGTCGCCTCGTACAAGCTTGCCGCAGTCGCGAAACCTTCCGCGATAACGATTCGCTCCTTTGGCTTAGGGCCAAACGAGTAATAGCAGCCAGCTTTCTCACCACCAGACAGGAACCTCTTCGTCCCGTCGGCATAGATGAACTGAGCACTGACGAGATGACCCTTTGCGTTCCGAACGGGCACGATCAGCGTGCGTGCATCCTTGAACTCCTTCAAGCCATACGGTTTGATGCCCTTGACGACGCAGTAAGGATTGTCATCGGTCGCATCGCGAGCGTTGTCCCAGATCCGCTTGGCTTTCGCCGCGGCCTCTGCGTTGCGCTGCTTCGTTTCTTTCTCCACGGCAGCACGGATCGCCTGCTGTTGCTGGCGCCACTGGGAACGCTCCTCCGGACTGAATGAGTTCTCAGCCTTGCTGCACCACGTCGCTTTAATTCCGCGCTTCCAGTCGCCAAAGGCGCCGGCTCCGAAGCGATCGATGTGCAGGACATACCATGCGTTCTTCTTTCCTGCTTTGTCTTCCGCACCGGCGAATCGATGGATCTTGCCGTCTGCAACGATCTCGGTCGACGGAAAGCCCTCATCAGCGAGAGCGTCGGCGAACTGGTTTTCGATGTTGATAACGTCGCTCATTGGCCCTCCTGTGAGGACTGCTTATTTGTCTGAGCACGACGAGAGGAGTTTTTCGCTCGTGCAGCAAGGCGCTTGTTCATGACGTATGCGGCGTCGCTAGCGATTCCTGCCATCTCGCTGATGATGTTTAGCTGCGAAGCCACCGAGAACAGGTATCCGGAAAGATCAGTGCCGTGGATCTCGCACACCGGCTGCTTGCCGAGCACATCTGCATCGTGCACGCTGCTAGCGGCGCTCAGAATGCTCTCAGCAAGCAGACGTCCCATGTGACCGGCCTCTTCTCCAGCCTGCGACAAGTGGGCGAGTTCGTCGTCGCTTGCACCTTCCGCGTCGAAGTGTTGCCAAAGAAACTGCAGCAGGCCGGCTGCGTCCGTTTGAGTATTCATTTTTATGGTCTTCCCTTTACGCGTTCGAGATCAGGCGGGCGTACTCGTCGGAGAGTGACCGCGCTTCGTTGGCGAATTCAGTAGCGATGTCGACGCCCGCGGCAGCGAGGTCGGCGATTGCTGAGTCGGTGCCAGACGCGAGGCGCTGGATCGCTGCGAGCAGGGCGCGCAGCCGATTGAAGCCCGAAACGGCCGTTTCAGCGGCGTTCTTTGCGTCTTCTAGCACGGGCTTGATGTCGCTGGAGTCATCCATGGCGCACCTCCCCACGGATCCTTTGGGAAAGGTCGAGCAGGGCATCGGCGCACACGTCGAGCGCGTCGAAGACGGTCGGTGCAAGCGCCGCGTCGCGCAGCGCGCGATTAATGACATCGAGAATCAGGAACGAGTTAGCCGTGGCAACGACTTGGGATTCGGGCAGTTCGGAACGAGCAGGGACATAAGCACGCATTGCGGGCTCCTTCTGTTTGATTGAAGGCCCGCCGTCCACTGCTAAATGGGGTGGGCGGGCACGAGGCGGGGTTAGCAGACCGGCAACAGAAGAAACCGGCGAGCCTTGCGGCTCCCCCACCAAGGCCCGCCCATAGAAAGAGGCGCGCGAAGGCGATGCGCACAAAAAAGCCGCTCTGCGCGGCTGTGCGCTTCTGTTAGTCGGGCTGCTAAACCCGGTGCCTGTTGTTTCAGACACGGGTCGAGTATAGCGGAGCTTCGCCGGTTTACAAGCTGATTTTTTCGAATGTGTGTCACCTACGCACCTCCAAAACCTCCCAAACATCAAAACAGAGGTTTTGGAGGTTTTAGAGGTGATCGGGTAGGAAGCATTTCCAAAATCACGCATCACGCGTCCCTCTTCGAATTGGAGGCCTGGCCGGCGAGCATGAGGGCTTGCACGATGGCGGCTACCTGATTGGGTCGCATCGATACGCCGCTGTTGGACGGCGTCCATTCCGCGCCATAGCCGCTGCGATACCAATTTCGAATGCCTATGAACTGCTTGCCGCGGAACTCATGAATGTCGACGCGGAGGCGCTGGTGTTCCGACTTCACCAGGTCGAGAAGGACAGTGGCTTCGCCGCTTCCCGGCACTTGTATACGAAAGGGCACGCTGTTAACATGGCGTTGCTCTTTCGAGAGCGCCTCTTGAGAAGCAGGTTGTTGGAGGGCGTCACACTTCCCGGTGACGCCCTTTTTTTCGTTCGTCATCTGGTTAGCCCTCCGCACGGTACGTCGAGGGAGCTGCCAAGAATGCGTCGATGTCGCCGACGCGCCAGCCAACGGCACGCGGACCGAGCTGGACAGCGGCGGGAAAGGTTTTATTTTTGATGCGCTGATAGATGGTCGAGCGAGCGAGCCCGGTTGCGGCCTCTACCTGCTTACGGCGCAAGATGGTAAGTGCGGATTGGATCTGTGCCATATTTCACTCTCAGTGAACGTTCCCGGCCCTTCCGGGAACACATGGCGCAATTAAATTCGATGGGCGCGCTTATTGATACGACGTTACCCAAGCAGCCGTGTGCGCGTAGTGACTGGACGTATCCGTGTAGCCACCATGCGTATCCGATTGGTGGCTAGACGGATTTTCTAAACCACTCGGCTATGGTTCTTTGAGCGTTCGATTCAGCTAAATTCGCGCCGATCAATCGGCCCCGATCGATAATGCGTTTCTTCAAGGTATGGGCCGCGCTGTTTGCGCTGGGCCAGCTCTTTCCCTCTCCTGGCCCATCGAGATAAAGCTGCACCGCCCAATCTCGAAGCAATGACATCGAAGTGTGTCGCTGCGCCGCGCCTTGCTTAGTCGTCTGCTGTGTGGATCGGAATATTCTGTAACGCTCAAGCGCTTGACCTAAGAGTTGCGACGCGAGGACGAGCGAGCGCAGTCCTTCCTCCGCGTCGCCCTCGTCGAACTTCCGAACCGACACGTCATGAGCCAAGGCGAACATTGAAAGAGGGCCGAGAATTTCCGACTTCGAATGCGTCGAGCTTCGCGATGCGCTTACCAGGTCAGAAGCGGATCCCGGCGCATCCCTCAATAATTCGCTAACCCCCCGGACGTCGACGGCATCATCGGCATCTGTCAAGCACTCAGTCGCTCTCGTCGCCTCATCGATCTGCAACGCTAGGGCGTTGTTTATCGCCGGCAGTTCGTCACGAAACTCTCTGCCAAAGACAATTCTGAAGAGGTTCGACGCGTCGTCATCGAGTTTCTTCAAGACGCCCGAAATAAACTGCCTATCGAAATCCATCATGCCCTCCATTTCAAATTTGACGGGTTCGCAGGTTATCGAGGTAATCCGACCATTGCTGCATCAGACCTCGACGCTCGTCCAACCACTGAGTCCGGTTGTAGGCACGCCCTAAGCTGTCTCGCACGTTATGCGACAACTGCATCTCGACGATCTCAGCTGGAACCCGCAGCTTTTCGACCGCCAATGTGCGCGCCGTCGCGCGCCATCCGTGCGGAACCGCGGTGTCAGGGTCGATGCCCATTCGCCTGAACGCCGCGCTCAAGGCCATATCGCTGATCGGTCGCTTCGCCGATCGAAGGCCAGGGAAGACGAAACCTTCGTCGCCAGTGAGTTGTTTGAGCTCTTGCAGAATTGCGACTGCCTGCGCTGACAGGGGCACAAGGTGATCCGGACCTAACGCCTTACCCTCTTTTCTTCGTTTCATCCGCGCCGCAGGCACTGTCCACATTGCCTCATTGAGATCGAACTCTTTCCACTCCGACAGTCGCAGTTCTCCGGGACGCTGGAATACGAGCGGCGCAAGCTTGAGCGCTGCCGTAACGACCGGGGTGCCCGTGTAACCGTGGATGGCACGAAGTAGCGCTGCCAGTTCATCCGGATCCGTGACAGCAGCGTGATGCTTCACCGCTGCCGGAGGTACGGCGCCGCGAAGATCTGCTGTCACGTCTCGCTGCGCGCGGCCAGTCGATACCGCGTAGCGCATAACCTGACCGATTAGGACCCGCACTCTATGCGCCGTTTCGATTGTTCCCTTTTTTTGGATCCGTCTGAGCACGGCGAGCACAGAGGGAGAATCCAATGTGGCCGTTGGCTCGCTACCGATATACGGAAAAACATGAAGTTCCAGCCGTCGGAGGTTCCGTAGCGCATGTGAATCGGAGTTCTGGCTTGAAAACGCGGCATGCCACTCACGCGCGACAACTTCGAAGCTGTTCGCGTCGCGTTCCCGACGCGTAGCCGCCTGCGCCTTCCGGACACGACTCGGGTCCACGCCCTTCTCGATGAGCTTGCGCGCTTCGTCGCGCCGCTCGCGGGCGGCCTGCAGCGAGACGTCGGGAAAAACACCTAACGAGATTCTCTTTTCCTTGCCGCCAATCCGATATTTGAGCCGCCACCACTTTCCGCCAGAAGGCGCAATCTCAAGGTACATACCCTTTTCGTCGGACAGCCGATACGGCTTTTCTCGTGGGGTGGCGGCTTTCGCTGCAACGGCGGTGAGTGGCAT